GCTTGAGCGATACGAGGTGCTAGACCTCTACCACGGGGAAGGGCTAGTGTGGTCAGCACTCGCCCAGGAGTACGCGGTGCGGGTCACCGGGGTGGATATGAAGCCGCGAACCGCCGGAACGTTGCGGATGCGCGCCGAAGACGCAGTGCGTAGACTCGACCTGAACCGATATAGCGTGTTCGATCTTGCTGCGTACGGTGCCCCGCTAGATACGCTGGAGTCCCTGCTGGCACGGTTGGAGGTAGCGGCCAGACGGTGTGTTGCATTGGTTTGGACATGGGGGAACTGCGGGCCATTTGCCAGTGTGCCAGCGTCGTTGTTTGCGATGCTAGGATGGCCAGAGAATGCGCCACAACCAGGATTGGGTGCGATCCTCACGTCAGAGATGAGAGCCGCCATAGCAAGAGCCTATCCTGCTGGAAGAGGAAGCATTGAGTGTGTCCTGCAGTATGCGGATGCGAGGCGCTGTTATACTGGCATGGTTGCCGAGATAGGCGTCTGATGTGTGAGGAGGTGTTGCTTTGAAGGCGATCTACGAGCCATCCGGGGCGGCGCGCGAGTACTGTGAGCTGGCCTGCAACCTGTACCGAGGATGCACTCATGGATGCCTGTACTGCTACGCTCCGAACTGCCTACGTAGGCCGCGCGACGAGTTTCATGCGGAGGCAAGGCTCCGGGATGGCGTGCTTGATGCGCTGGCTCGCGACGTGCTCACTGTCGAGGAAGGAAAGCGGGTCCACTTCTGCTTTACATGCGACCCCTACCCGATCTCCGACAGCACACCAACGCGCAGGGCTCTGGCAATGTGCCGCGATGCTGGCGTGAGGTTCTCGGTTCTCACGAAGGCGGGAGCGCGAGCGGAACGCGACTTCGACCTCTACGGACCAGACGACCTGTTCGGGGTCACCTGTTGCTTCACGTCCGATGACGACCGGAAACGATGGGAGCCGAACGCTAGTCCAATCCAAGAGCGGTTCGACTCACTCTGTGCCGCTAGGGCAAAAGGCATACGCACCTACGTGAGTGTCGAGCCAATCATCGAGCCACAGCAAGCGCTCGAACTTGTGACCACATGGAAGTGCGTAAGTGAATGGCGTATCGGGCGTTGGAATCATGACCCGAGAGCGAAAGGGCTTTACTCGCCGGAGTGGGTGACCGCTATAATGAGAGCATTGCGAGAGAGTGGTGCCGACTTCATGGTCAAGGAGGCGCTCTGGGATGTATGGGGCCAAGGGTGGCCTGTTAGGCATGAGGCGGGCTGTGACAGGATGAGACTCGACCGAGGAATGGCGTGTGCCTGCTAACAGCAAGACGCTCTGGAAGTGCGGTTGAACGGAATGGGCAACAAGGTAACAGCCAGCGAATGGGTTGGGCTCGCGTGGAAGCTCCGACTGAAGGGCGTATCATACGAGGCCATCGGCAAGCAACTCAGCAAAGACCGTGATACCGTCCGCCGGCAACTGAAGGGCTACTCGCAGGCGCTCGCTGCCGCTAGGGCGGAGAGCGGGGAGGACCCGCTAGAGGCCTATCTGTCTGGGCTGGAAGAGGATTTGATGGCCGCCGCCAATCTAGCGCAGGATAGGGGTATGGGCTCCACGCTCGCCGCTCGCGTTGGCGCGCACAAGCTAGTCGTGGACATCCGCAAACTCATAGCCGCTGCCCTCGGCGTCGTGACCGAGCGCAAGGCGCAAGAACTGAACCTCACCACGTCTTGGAATGACCTTGTCATGGCAGCATGGGCCAAGCATGGGGAAGAGCCTGAAGACGCCTAAGTCATTCGACGAAATGCAAGTTGACGTGGTGGTCCGCTGGCTTCACAACCCTGTCGCGTTTGCGGAGGAAGCGCTCGGCGCTCACCTGTGGTCGAAGCAGCGCGAAGTGCTCATGGCTGTTGCAACACACAAGCGCGTGGTTGTGCCCTCCGCCCACGCGATGGGGAAGACGTTCATCGGTGGGGTGCTAGTGCCTTGGTGGCTTCTTACCCGCTATCCATCCTGCGTCGTCACAACAGCCCCCACACACCACCAAGTCGTTGACCTCCTGTGGAAAGAGATTCGTGCTGCCTGGCGCAGGCTTCCACCAGAACTTCAAGCGCAAGGCCAGTGCGACATCACTCGTATCAAGATGTTCGGGCCCGACGGCAAGGTCGATCCTCTGCACAGCGCGCTTGGGTTCGCAACAGACAAGACGGACAGCTTCCAGGGGATACACGGGCAGCACCTCTTCGTGATTGCCGACGAGGCGGGTGGAGTCGAAGATGACATGTTCGGTATCCTCGACTCGTTCGGGGCCGAACGCGAACTCTACATCGGCAATCCCACGAACGGCGAGGGGCGCTTCATCCGCGCGGCGCAGAACGAGGAACTTGGGTATCACGTCATTCCGATTGACGCATTCGACAGCCCGAACTGGACAGGCGAGAAGCTCCCCGACTTCGTGCTAAAGCAACTCATGTCTCACGAGACGGAGGAGCGGTGGCGAGCGGACTATGGCGAGGACAGCGAGTGGTACCAGAGTCGCGTGCGAGCCTGTTTCCCGGATGCATCTGCAGACCGCATCATCGTTCCGCGTGCATGGTTCGGGGCCGCAGTTGAACGTGGCGTCGAACGCGCAGAAGCCATCGAAGAGGAACTCGCCTCTGACCGACCGGACATCCGCAAGGCTTTCCCCGAAGGAATCCATACGGTGGTCATCGGGGTAGACATCGCCGATGAGGGTGCGGACAAGACGGCCATCGCGTACCGAGTCAACGACTCACTCATTCGCCTAGACGCGCACGGAGGCGTGATGGACACAGGCTCCAACGTCGCGGCCATCAAGGCGGCTATCGAATGGCTGCGAAAGGCGACGGGTGGAGAGCCGGTAGAGGTGCGCGTGGACAAGTCGAGTGTGGGCAAAGGCGTGCATGATGTCCTACACACAGACCGAGGCCCTGGGGTGAAGATCGAGGGTGTCTCGTTCGGTTGGGGGGCCCTCGACAAACAGAACTATGGCTGCTGGCGAGACGAGATGCACTTCGCGTTGCGGGACTGGTTCCGCGAAGGGTCCAGTGAGCCCGACATAGAGGTGGTTGCGAACGGACAGAACACAGGTCGCCTTCGTTCGCAACTCTCCACCGTCAAGTGGGGGTATGATGCTAGAGGTAAGCGCAAGATCGAGAGCAAGGAATCGTTGCGCGAGCGGGGGATACCGTCCCCGGACGAACTAGACGCGGCGTGCTTGGCGTTCATGCCCCGGCGCCGTCCGAAATACACACGGAAGAGGCGGTAGGCATGAACCTGAAAGACCTATGGAAGAATCTCACCGACCAGTACGGGAACCTCCTGACGCACTGGCCTCCACTTGATCACAAGGACCGGCTTCAGTACTACGAAGATGGCTATGCCCTGTATCGCTCGCAACACAAGGAAGTGCTCTCTCGGCGCGCAGGCGACGGCGGGTACGAGCCCCCCAATTACCGCCTCTACGTGACCACGAACGTCTGCAAGCCGATCACCGACCTGCTCGTGCGGAGGGCCTACGGTGAGGGCATTGGATTCACTGCTCCGCAGACGCTCATAGGGACGCAGGCATTCCTGGATGGGCTCGAAGAGCACGAGAAGTTCGTGACGCTTCTGCCTATGGTTGCGCGCGGCGCGAGCTACAGGGGAGACGCTGTTCTGAAGGTCTGGTTTGACGCTGTGACGGGACGTGTGCGCGTAACGAGCGTGCATCCAGGGATCTACTATCCCGAGGCTGATCCGCTTGACGAGACGCGCGTGATAGCGGCGAACATCAGCCAGGTGCTTGCCGTCCCGAACCCGCTGAGCCCAACAAACGCGTCCTACTACCTCTGGACAGAGCGGCACGAACTGCGCGACGGGCAGGGATGGATCGTCAACAGACTCTGGAAACTGCATGAGTTCACCTCGACCGGGGGATACACCTACGATCCGCTGAAGGACGAACTGCCACTTGACGCCATCCCGCAGACCGCGCCCCTTGCCGCAACGCCAGAGTACCCGACGGGCATAGACGACCTGCTTGTGGTCCACATTCGCAACCGCGAGACAGAGGAGGGGCAGCCTTGGGGACGCACGTGGGGGCTGTCAGATTACGAGGACCTCGTGAGTGTCCAGGCGGCAATCAATGACAATCGGTCGGGCCAGCGGGACGTGCTACGCAAGATGGTCAACCCACTGATCTCAGGCCCGGATATCACAGACGAGAGCGGAGTCGCGGACCTGGAGGAGTTCAATTATTTCGAAGCGGACTCTGACTCATCCGGTAACGCGGCAAGTGCATTCAGTATAGCCACCTGGGATGTGAACACGCAGGGCGTGCAGGCCGAACTCGACCAACTCCTGGATGCGGCCGCGCTTGTAGAACTGGTAGACAAGAGCGCCATGAAGACACCAGACACCGGCGGGCCAATCAGTGGGAAAGCCATCAAGGCGTCGCAGTTTCTGACGCAGGGTTCGTCTCAGGACAAGCAAGCAGCACACACAGCGCCTTACCAGCGCGTGGCCTCCATCGCGACGAAGCTCGCGGCCCTGAAGCTCGCGGCCGGGGAACTCGACTGGGTGCCGCCGGAGGTCACTGCGGACTCGCCCGAGGGCGCTATCGCGGACCTCGTACCCTGCGAGCTGGAGGACATAACCATTGCCTGGCGAGACGGCGTTCCCGAGGACCGTATGGACCTTATCACCGAGGAAGTCGAGTTGGTCGCCGGTGGCCTGCAGAGCAAGATACGTGCGATAATGGAGGTGCATGGGGTGCCGCGTTCAGAGGCCGAGGCCATCCTCGCTGAGATCGAAGCGGAGACGCCCGATCCCCTACCGGCATTCGGCGGCTTTGAGCAACAGAACGACGATGCAAAAGCTGAGGTGGAGGAGTAACCACGGCAAAGCCGAGCCCCCTCAATCTCGCAGACCGCGAGGCGTGGATTCAGTCCGCCGCCGACGAACTCACACGCGTCTATTCGGACGCGGACAAGCGCATTCGGAACATCCTCGCGAAGGGGCAGATCACCGATTGGAAGCGCGCGTACCTTATCCAGCAACGGGCACAGGTCCGCCGCGAACTCATTCGGATGCAGGCACTCGCTCAGGGGTGGGCGGAGAAGTACGTCGCGGAGGCGTATCAAGGCGGGCTCGCCGATGTAGACGGATGGCTGATGCAGCGTTGCCATGCCTCAGCATACAAGCGCCTTCGACGCGAGGGCCTAACCCACATGCAGGCGGTCGAGAGGTTGTATCGCGAGACAGGCATGGGAGTCGGAGGCCTCAGCAAGGCGGCTCACCCCGGCATGATTACCCCGATGGACCTGGGCTTTACGAGGATGCACTCGCGGGCTATCGAGCATGTGACGCGTTCCGTGCTGACGAGCCTCAATTACGCGAACGGCGGGGTTGCGCGCAGTGTCGAGGACATCTTCCGAAAGGCCCAACTCCAGACTGTGCGAGACGCGTACCTCATGGGTGACACGGAGAGGGCGCTGTCGAAGAAGCTCGCGAAGGACCTCACGGACGTGTACGGCCCGAAGATACGGAACGCTATCGAGGACATGGAGAAGCAGGGCCTGCGGCCGAAAGCCATCATGCGCGAACTGGAGAAGCGAGGCCTGGTCTCGGGCCGAATGCGCCAGGGACTCGTGCAACGCCTACAGAAGACCGGCCAGGGCACGTCTGCTGACTTGGTGGGCTATCTCCGCAGGAACGCTGGCACCGAGTTCGTCGACAAGCTAGGGCGTCGGTGGGATCTCGGGCGATACACGGACATGGTTGCGCGCACAACCACGCGCGAGGCGTCTCGCCTGGGCAGGTGGGGGCGCTGCATGGACGTGGGCTGCGATACGGTCATGGTACGCGGAGTCTCGGTGTGGCCTGAGTCGCCCTGCATTCAGTACGAGGGCGAGATACTCAGTTTGACCGGGAAGTCGCCCTACACGACCGTTGCAACAGCAACCGCGAACGGCCTTTTCCACCCGTGTTGCGTCCACTCCACAAGCGCGTACATCGTAGACCGCCAAGCCTACATCAATGGGATGCTTGACCGATGGCAGTCCGGTGGGAACGTGGTTGACGCTGAGGACCGGTTCGCGAACCTTACCAAACAAGTAGTGCGGCCAGCGGCCGCGACGGCCGGAGAGATTGGGGCTGGGGTATGAAGAACAAAACGCAAGGGGTCGCTGGAGGGGTGTTCTGGACAGTCGGCGCAGCACGTGGCTCGGCCCACATTGGTAAGCCTTGTCTTGCCATCGTATTGACCAAGATAGGCGAAGAGGGGCGCGTGTCTATGCCCCTAGACGCCGAGCAATGCGACGCACTAGCGAAGGCGCTTCGTCATCAGGCGAAGCGGATATACGGGGCGAAGATAGCTGGAGGTGACGCGTGAAGCTGAACCTCGGGTGCGGCAAGCATCCGTTGGAAGGTTGGACGAACCTGGACAAATGGGGTGGCCCAGGCGTGGAGGTGGTCTGTGACCTAGACCAAGATCGCGCGCACAAGGTGTTTGATTATCGTAAAGTGTCTGAATCATCCGTCTCAGAGTTCCGCGCCGATCACCTCATCGAGCACATTCGCAACCCACTCCAGATGATGGAGGCGCTGTGGCGCGTCGCCGAACCAGGCGCGACGTTCACGCTCACTTGCCCCTACGGTTCGTCTGACGATGCAGACGAGAACCCGACGCACGTTCGCCACATGTTC